CCAAGTCCATAATCCACGCAATGCTTTAATATTATTAACGGCAACGCTATTTGTATATTTCGTACTTTCTGGATGGTACCAGCTTATAAGATCTACGCTAGGATACGTCTGTGTTTGATTAGTTTGCCAATAAGGTTTTCGCATTAACTGGATAAATTCTGATTGATCTTCTCCAAAATGCGGTTCATTCATTTCTGTTGTCATATTTCGCATCTTCTTTTGTTGTCCAGAATTTGCTTTAATCGGTGCCTGTACTGTAGTTTGAGGTACAAACGCACCGGTGTCTTGTGACATCTGATCTTCAACCACCATTGCTAGTGCCGATGGTTTTGGCGCTGGTTTACGAACAGTTGACCCTCCCAAACCTCCAAACTGACTATCTGGTCCACAACGTGTGAACACAAGTACTTCAATCTTTTGCGGTGCATTAGACATACTAGTCATTTTTTGTGTAAGAGTCATCGTAACTAATCCAGCCGATGAAATAGCAGATTCCGCATTTCTATCTACACTGATATAATCATACTGCTGTACATATTGTGTTCGATATCTTTTAGACGTATTACCTACTATAGACACAAAATTAGTAACATAATGTGTCTTTTGTTTCGAATCAATCGTCTCGGAAAATTTCCTGCCAAATAAATGGGAAATAGCTACTCGCGCCTTTGTGTTCTCCGAACACACAAACATAAACGTGTAGATCATAGATCCATGCCAATTATCATAATATGTGGAAACAAGCTCACACGGAGGAACTACAAAATTATCTATAAATTCACCATTCGAAATCTGTGGTGAAACTATTATTCGAAATATTTCTGTTCCCACGTCCGTTTCTGGTGTTATCGTAAACTTATGAGTTAAACATGGGACCATCGCTAATTGGTTCATACTTTTAGGCATCGTACCCTGTATCCATTCATCTCTTGGAGCCGACATTGTTGTAGAATTAATACCAAACTGCTCTGCTTGGCTAAAACCACGTGCATGGGCTTGCCCTCGATGTTGAGTAAGAGCTACCTGTGATTCTTTACACGGCTTAGCAGGTGGTCGACTTAATCCAAAAATCTCAAACACCTTTCCAACAGCTGATGCGATTTTTCCTCCTACTTCGATGACATCTCCAACTACATTCACAACATCTTCTACTCCTGTAATAACTTCATTCACAATATCACTCATATCTTCTATGAGATCAAATTGGTCATTAAGTTCTCGATGTTCTAGTGCTAACGCTAATCGTATTATAGCACTTTCAGTATATGGAGTGTCTCCTAGTTCCTTTCGTACTAAATCCATCAATTGCGTTTTCGTTGGTACTATCTCTTGATATGGCGGTCTAGGTCCTACTAAATCAAGGTTCTGCCAACTCACCGATAATTGAATATCACAATTAGATGATCCTCCTGTCATAGGCATAAAATCTGTAAGCATGCCAATATACAATTCTCCAAAGTAGAGTGGTAATACTGGATCCAAAGCCGATCTATTAGCCATAAGATTAGTCCAATACTGAAATGGCACCACCAGTTCAAAAGTTTGACTTCGATTACAAGGGATCAAACAATAATTTGGTTGAAAGTGCATTCCACCTGATTTAGAAGTTTTATCTTCTATGAATTCTCCTGCTGTTGTTAACATTTTAACTGTAGGATACCATTTTCTTACCTTTGGTGGCAGAACTGCCATAATTGCCATTCCCGCTTGTATCGAATTAGCGGTAACTTGGGCTGTAATGACAGCATCCATTTTGAGATATGTAAACATATCTAACTGAGTTCGCTGAATGTTTGTATGCGTTTGGCTATCATTCTGCAATAAGTCAAAAGGGACTTCATATCGTTTTAATATCATACCTGCCTTTGAATCAGTTGAGATCTTTACATAATCAAAGTGGATCGGATCTGCTAATACTTTCTCAGCACTAGATTTGTCCATTCCCTGTTTAACTGAAAATCGAGCTTTCTTGGAGCCTCGATTCCGAGTCTTTGTAACTTTTAACGCCTCTTTCTCTCCGAATTGTTTTCCACCACTAACATGTTCGACTTGTTGTGGTTTTTCTAGTTCTGCTGGTTCATCATGTGGTGGGATATCTGTTGTTACGTCTTCAGTACCAAAGTTAGGTACCGTAAATGACGATGCGTTGTTATCTGGAAAGAAACCAAGATCTGTAGAGGCTGTAACACCTCCTTCTTCAGTTTCCATTTGATCCTCTAACTCCATACAAACGTCAACATGACTATCGTGATCTGTAATATACTCAAATGTCTTATGACATACGGTACAATAATAATCTGATGTGACATAAGTACGTCTCGCTATTGTAGGATGTATTCCACTATACATTACTGGAACTTGACCAGTATGATCTATTTTACATGGTTCACACATATCTTCAAAGCAAATCGTGCAAAAGAAGAAATGTAATGGTTCCGTTGATAATGGGTAATCAGCCCAAACATCAAAGTGCCATGGTTTATCAGTACTATGCAATAACACATGTGTATAAGAACTTCTATCTAAATAAAATTCGGCTGTGTCTCGATGTATGTCTGGATTAAGATTTTCTTGACCTACTAAATGTAATTGAAGGTCCTCATCAGAGATATCCGGTAATAAACTCTCTTCCTCTGGAATCTGTTCCATCTGATCATCAACTATCATATACTGTAAGTTAGCTTCATCTGAATAATGTATCAAAGTCATCAAATTCTTTTTATGTGTCTTTGACTCTTCATGAGCTTTCCATTCAGTCGCAGCCGATACTGATAAACTACATACTCCACAGAATATAGAGAGTGGTCGAGTTCCGTTTAATCGAACGAAATCTTCTACACGGTTTTTCAGCGTTTCCTGGTGTTGCATTGAAGTACGATGTACGTTAAGTGCTTTAGTTGACTCTGTAGTCAAATTACATGTTGGACAAAATCTTATTTCTGTACAAGGATGAGTAAGGTCTTTAGTAACACTAAACATTTTATTTATTTGATCTAATCTATAAGCTTTAATTTTATGATCCGGATCTTCCAGATGCATTAATGCGGTATGTAAGTTTGGATAATCAAATCTACAAATTAAACAGTAATAAACATTCATAACCTGAGGTGGTTTCGATTTGAGATTCGTTTCGATTTTATATCGAATTGGTTCGTTTAGAACCGCTGTAGTAGCGTTTCTATGAGGTTTCCCATTCATATGGGACTTATAGGCTGCTTGGCCTTGCGTCATTTCACTACAAAAGTCACAAAAGAAAATACTATCGGTATCTAACTTCATTTTACCGATACTAAGTTGCAAGCTAGCAAGCTTTTCGGACAGCGTTTTCTCATTAGTCGTGGCCATAGTGACAGAAAGGGTTTGAAAAAGGCGGGACATTTAACGAGGCCCCAGCTCGCCACAGTTTGCCTACCGTAGGTCAGTAGCGCTTTCAATATGATTACTAATAATAGGTACTAAATAAATTTTACTAATATAAACTACTAACAAAATTAATGTTCAGCTTTACGAAGGAATAAATTCCAACCCAGACCCTGAACTAAAAATAATGCTTTCGCGTATACTTTCATCAAAATGTTTCACTATTAATTTCGTCATACATACTAACGATTATTGTATATTATAGTCTATACAACTCTTAAAAACTCAATCACTTTATATAAAATATAAATTATTTTGACTGTCTAACACAGAACTTCAAACAAAATATAAATTACATAGATTCGAGAGTTTTTGAAAAGAATACGTTGAGAGTGTACATAATAAATTATGACTCACCTTGCGTACGTCGTACCATTAAATTCAGATGAATCGATGTCCGTTTCCAAGTCGTCTTACTAAGAAGTGATTTGAGTGTATAGTTTTAAAAGTTTTAAAAGAAGGATATGATAATACTTTCCGCTAAGTAATATTACCATATGTTTTCATTAACTCCGTATGAAAATTATACAAAAATACGAAGAAT